AAAAGCCTGTTAAACTTATGGAAATATTGGTGAAACAGTCCTCGCAAGAGGGGGAAGTAGTCTTTGATCCATTTATGGGAATAGGAACAACCGGTGTTGCGTGTGTGAAACACAACAGAGATTTCATAGGTTGTGAGATTGAGAAAGAGTATTTTGATTTTGCTTGTGAAAGAATAGAAGCAGAGCAGAACAAACTACTGTTAGACCTTTGATATATTACCTGTAAGGTGCACATTACAGTTGATATAAATATTTAATTATAGGAGGTAATTCCTTTATTCAAATTTTCTTTGATAAGTATCATCTAAATTTAACACATTGTATTTAATACACCCAATTACAAAAAGAAGATAAAAAGCAAACGGGAGCGAGTGTCCCCCACTTGCTCCCACATTAAAGGAGAGTTTATGGAAAACAACGAATTGAAAAGGCTTTACACTCTTTATTATTTGAAAGAGGACAAGCCTCTGACCTTTTGCCAATGGAAAGAAACCATTGGAAACAAAATAGCAGAGTATGATAGGAAATGCGTGCAATGTGAATGTTGTGGTAAGAACTTTATACCAGTTTCATATAACCAAAAATTCTGCTCTGTTAAATGTAGAGAGAAAAAGAATAAGCATACATATTATTATGCTCATAGAGAAGAGATTTTAGCCAAAAAAGCAATTAAGCGAAAAGAAAACAGGTCAAATAAAAAATGTGTGGTATGTGGCAAGCCTCTTCCAAGATATCAACATAAATATTGTTCTTCGGAGTGTCAATATAATCTTAAAGGATATAGGCAACAAAGTTATTCACTGAACCATATAGGTGACACAAAGATTTGTGCATACTGTGGAAAAGAATTTATATTTAAAGGCACTAACCATAAATACTGTTCAAAAGATTGTTTAGTTGAAGTAAACAGAGAAAGGGCAAGGGAGTATGCAAGAGCCCACAGAAAAGAATATGTAAGGACGCCCAAAAAAGAACGCACAAGGACACGCAGAGTATACGAAAGGTATGAACCAAACCGTTGCCAATATTGTGGTGGTGTCCTCGTAGGTGATAAGTTTGTGATTTGCTCCGAGTGTGCAAAGGTGAGTTCTTTAAAATATGAACCAAAAGTAATATATACCGGAGAGGTCACGGACAGGCTCTTTCCGATTGGGGGGTAAAAATGGCTTTTGATTTATTTAATCAGACAACAGAAAAAGTTCAAGTTGATAAAGATGAATTAAGAAATTATATAATGGATACTATCTCATTACCGATACTTATTAAGAAAAAATATAACAATGGGCAAAACAAAGATATTGCCAACATATGTTGGTTAATTGATAGTATTGTTAATATGCGAAAGCATTCATTATTAAAGGTTTTAGCAGATTCTGAAAACAAAGATGTATTAGAATTTTACAAAGAAATGTTAGACCAACAAGAAGAGAAATTTAAAGGTATTGGATTAAATTTTGAAGTTTGAGGTGTGGAAAATGACAAAATTTTATAAGAAAGATTATAACAAAATGATTAAGTGTGTTAATCGTATGCGAGGATATTTCTGCTTAACTGGTTGGTTATCTGATTACGAGTGTAAACCAAATCGGGCTTGTTCACAATGTCAAGAATTTAGTCAAGCAAGTGGTGTAAGTGACGATTTGTTCAAAGAACTTGATAAATTGATTAACATTTTAGTAAACAAAGGCAAGGAATGTGGAAAATGACAAAAACGGAAATAGCAAACAGTTTAAAGCTCCTAAACATTGAATTGTTTAAAATTTTGGTGGAGCTATGCCAAGACAAAGGTGTGGAACAGGTCGGCAAACATATAGACGATATGAGACAGGATATTTTTAAAATCATAGAGGAGATAGAGAAATGAATGATAAAGAAGCATTTGAAACATTAATTAGAGATTTTAAAATTTACACAAAAGATATGGATCCAATAGATGTAGAAAATACAATATTAAATTTGTTTTTTGGTTGGTCAAGACAAGAAATATTAGATTATAGAAATAAGGAGCTTGAAAAGGAGAGAAAATGAATTTTATAGATTATGTAATTAAATCCACAGACAGATACAATAATGTTCCTTTGTCTGAGTGTAAAGATAAGCAAATGGCAATAACCTTACAGGTGCTTAATTACAGAGCAAGGTGCATAAAAGAAAAGTTAGACAAAGAAAAGGTTGATATGTTTGACGATTTTATGTTTCAGTTTGAGGGGAAGGACGACCCCAAGGGCTTTTATGATTTGTTTAATATGTATCTTGACCTTGACACGGAAATGGATCCGGGATATTTTGACCGGATTATTATTGATCCAAACAAGGAGTGTGGAAAATAATGGAAAAGGAAATGTATGGCTGTTTCCAAGATATATATGCTGAAATATCAGAGGCAACAAAGAAATTTTGTTATCGTTTTCTTGCTGATGAAATAGCAGATATAGTTGAGACATATTTGCAAGAAAACAGTTCTTTGGATAGTAATAAGTTGTCAAATGAAATTTACATTAAGTTCCCGCTTATTTTTGACAAATTAAATTATGAATTACAAGAAGCCTACCGGTTGCATTCCGATGAAGATTATTTTATGAAGAAAATAAAAGGGGAAAATAAATGAGTGACAAGAAAGTCTATTTGTTTCCCAATTGGAGGAACAAAGAAGCTTATGGGATATTAAAAGAACTCTCAGAGTTGACGGATGAGTTTGCAAATTTGTTAATGGTCACACCTAAATTGAGTATTGACCAAGAGTGTGATTACCAAATGAGATACATAAGGCTTGGAGAGAGAGCCAAAGATTTATTGGAAAAGGAGAATAAATAATGACAGTTCTTTCAAAAACTCTGTGGAAAATTAGGTATACACGGAAAGAGTTATTATTGGATATGGCAAAGAAATTAAAGGTAAGTCCCGCCTTTCTTTCAAAAATCCAAGACGGAAAATATTGGCTATTATATAGTCAATTACAAATGCTCCGAAACAATTATGATTTGACAGAAGAGGAAAACAAACAACTTGATTATGCTTTTTGTCACCAAGATGAAGAGTATATTCCGACAGATGAAGAGAAAGAAAAAGTTAAAGAATTTGAAAAAGAATTAGAAACTTGGAGGAAAAATAATGGAAAGTAAAGAACAAATATTAAAGAGGGTTATAGACCCGGTGACTGTGTCTGTGTATCAGGCACTTAATAACATTGAACTTTTACAGTCAAGCGACAATGCAGACATAAAGAAATATCTTTATTCTTGTATTAAAAAGGAATTGGAAAAGGCACTTGAAGAGTATATAAGGACGGTTGAAAAATGAAAACAGAATTTGACCAAGCTTTAGAAGTTATTATCCAACATTGTGATGAAATTAAGAAACCGGATTTATTATATGACAAAATGCAACAGTTAAAAATTGCAGCCGAGATTGTAAAAGACGCTCTGTATGAATTAAGAAATTTTGAATAGGAGACAGATATGTTAAGCTTTATTATTTGTGCGTTGTTAATTATTGCTATTGTGGCTCTGTTAATCTTCGGTCACCTCTTAAATGACGCTTATAACGATTGGGTAGATGATGATGACGAAAATATGTAAAGAGTGTCGAAAGGAATTTGAAGACACAAGCCCGGCACGAAATAAAACCTTTTGCTCTCTCACTTGCTCTCGCAGATGGTGGAACTGGCATTACAGAGACAAGCAAAAGAAAACAAAGCAAAAGGAAACTCGGTATTGTATTATCTGCGGGAGGGAGCTTTCCGGTTTTAATACAAAGTATTGCTCCTATGAGTGTAGGAGAAAAGGCGTTGCGATAAAAAGGGGTTGCAAGAGTTTAAATATACCTGTCACTTGTCCTATTTGTGGGAAAGAGTTTATCAGACAAGGAACAAGACAAAAGTATTGTTCAAAAGATTGTGCAAACAAAGCAATAGCAGACAAGCAAAAGTCTTATAGAGACCGTAAAGAAAAAGATCGCAAATGTATTGTTTGCGGAAAAGAATTAAATCATTATAATATTAAATATTGCTCACGAGAATGTCGGTTTAAAGATAAAAATTTTGAGCCTAATAGGTGTATGATTTGCGGGGGAATAATCCCCGACAAGTATGGTGCCACATATCGCAACTATGTGATATGTGAAGGTTGCGTGAGCAAGACAGGGTTTTTGATAGACCCTAAAAGAATATATCACGGGGTGGCAAAAGACTCCATAATTGAGGTGGTTAATGACTGATAAAATATATGAAAGATTATTTGATTTGCAAGGGCAAATAAATATCCAGTCAGATAAAATACGGTGTGAAGTAAAGTCTATTTTAGATAACGGAATCAGACTTGAACACTTAAACAAACTAATGGAAATATATGACAATTTAAGACAGATTAGTATTGAAATATGTAGGGAAGATTTGGAATTGGTAAAAAAGGAAAAAGATAAATGATTAAACAGTTTATTGTTGATATGGTGAGAGGCAAAGGGCGTCCTCTTACAGTAAAGAGAAGAGACGGCAAAGGTGTTATGACTTTTACACCGGACAGAACCGTTGAATTTGAAAACGAAATTATATATAAATACAAAGCAATAGGCGGAGAAAACTTTTTACAAGATAAGCCCTTCGGTATGATAATAGATATTTATATGAAAATACCAAAATCTTTTTCAAAGAAAAAGCGGGAGCAAGCATTAAAAGGTGAAATATTTCCAACTAAAACACCTGACGACGATAATGTTGTTAAAGCTATAACCGACGCTCTTAACGGAATAGGATATAATGATGACTGCCAAAGGTGTTTTTTAACAGTAAACAAAAAATATTCTGTGATAGAGTATTGTGAAATTTTTTTGGGCGACATAGAACACTTTAAACTATTACAAGAGTTGTTTGAAAAATATAGAGAAGATCACCCGGAATTTTATTTAGATGATGAGGATTTGGAAAGATTAGAAGATGAGGAGGAATTGGAAAGATTAGAATGAATTGAAAGATTAAAATACAATATGAGAAAATGGAATTTAGATAAATATATAAAAGGTTTTTACAAAGAGAAATATAATAAAGTTTTAGATAAGTTAAGTCAAAAGTATGGGAAAGAAAACGGAGAGGACATAATCCAAGAGGCTCTGTTAAAGTTTTCCCAATATTACAACGAGAGCAAGGGAGAGCCGGATAAGTATTTTCAAGTTATCTTAAACACGCAAATAAAACACTACTTAAAAAGCTCTTCCAAGTTTGATTTTGAAGACATAAATATAGAATATATAGCGGACAATTCTATTCCCGTGGATGAAACAACAGAAACGGAAATTATATATAATGAATTGTCGGAAATATTTAAAGACAGCATTGTTATGACCTATAAGCAAGTCGGAGAAAAACACGGCTTGACCATAAAACAAGTTGACAAAAAGTTATACGCAGAAAGAAAGAAATTAAGAGAAAGGTGGAAATAATGAAGGAGCTTGTCCTTAATGCTATCAAAGAGCTTTACCATTTGCAAGGTGATATAATGACTGAGGGGGAAGAAGAATATTATAAACAAGAAATAGCGTCTTATTCCAATAATAAAAATGTTATTAAGCTTAGGAAACTTAACAGCAGAATCAAAAAGATGGGAGGCAAAGAAATTGCAAGAATTAATAAATGAGATCAGGGAATTAAAGGTGTTAATCTTTTCTCTCTTAAATGATATACAAGGAATTCGCAGAG